CGGGCGGGCTTTCCATTCGTCGCCGTCGATCGCTTCGTGTCGGCACGCGTGGCAAAACGGTTCGCTATGCCCTTCATTCCACGAAAGGATATGCCCAACGTATTCGACCGGTTCGTACACGTCGACGCGCCACGGATTGAAGCCGCCGACGTCGGCGTCGTGGTACCCGGCGTTTAGGAATTGAAGCATAGCGGCGACGTGTACGTCGCCCTTCGACCATTCCGTGCCGACCCACGCTTTCGACGCGTCGGCGACGTCGACGAAGGCGGTAACGATACGATTACCGTACCGACCTTCGTGCGGTTGTTCGCCGCCGCAAACGACGACGACGTCTAACCCTTCGACGCGGTGCCGGAAGCGCCATTCGTTCGCGTCGGGTGCCGCCGGGTTATCTTCGACCGTGCCGCCTTCGATCGCGCGGCGTGCCCTAGATCTAGTGATAGGGCGGCGATCGCATTCGAACCGCGCCGCCGCGTGGTCGACGACGTCGTACGCGCTAAAGCGGCGGGGTACGGGCGTACCTTTGTGCCCTTTGTTAGCGGTCGCCATAGTTTAATCCGAATGAATGTGCGTATCGTTTTCACTTAGGCTTTCGGCACCTTCCCAATCCGACCTTTGGGCTAGCCGCGCAAGCGTGACGTTATCGCTTCCCTTCGAATTCCGTTCGCTAATCGCTTCGTCGTCGTCTTTACAGTTATCGCACTTGCCACGGCGCGAAAGGCTACGAACGGGCCGAAGAATCCACGCCTTCCCTTCCGGGCTATCCTTCCCGCACGCGGGCTTCGGGCACCCGTCGTCGTCGAAGACGACGTTACCGACCGCGTCGGTGGCGGGTTCGTGGTATGCCCGTGACGTCTTCGAATTCAATCGCACCGCGACTTCGTCGCCGTCGTGGTAAACACCGGTCGCCGGGTCTTCGAATTCTTGCATTTGACTTATCGCACCGGTACATAGTCATTCGCAAGGGCACTTAAAACTATCCCAAATAAAAGAATTCGTCTAACGCTAAGGGTGCCGCGCGATCTAGTCGCCCATTCGCGGGTTACGCGACTTCGGCGACGACGCCAATCGCTTTATTTCGCGGGCGACGTCTTTCGGGTCGACGCCGCATACCCGCGAAGCCGCCCGAACCCCGCCGCTAAAGCCTACTTGAATCCCGATAAGGTAGCCGACGACGGTAGCGATCGCGCCCGCCACGATCGCCGCGAAGACGTAACGGGCCTTCATTCGTCGCCACCTTCTAACGCTTCTTCGGTCGATCTAGGGTCGCCCGTAAGGTCGAATTCGGCTTCGAAGCGCGACCATTCGACCATAAACACCCGTGCGTAGTGCGCGGGTTCGGCGTCGGCTTTCACGGCGTCGGCTTCCCGGTACACCGCGAACCCGTTAAAGCCGCCGACCAATTCGTACACGGTGCCGTCGTCGCGTTCGAAGAAGCGCCCGACCAATTCCGCGACCCGTTCGCGGAAGGCTTCGATACCGGCGTCGTCGTCGACGTCGATCGACCCGAAGTCGCCGGTCGTGGCGAAGACGCCGCCTTCGACGTTTTCGTACAAGTCGCCGTCGTCGCGCATAGCGACCACCGCGACGTTTTCCGACGGTACCGTGATTTGCCGCGACGCGCGATCTTCGTCGGTGTCTTCGGCGGTCGACATTATTCGAAGTCACCCAATTCACTACCGTTTTCTTCGGCGCTTCGCATTTGGATACCCGCGCGTTCGGCGGCGTCGGCGACGGCTTCGTTTTCGAAGGTACCCCGCGCCACGGCGTAAAGCGATTCGACTAGATCTAGATCGCTATCGCTACCTTCGGTTAGGTCTTCGGCGTTAGCGAACATAGCCGCAAGAAGCGCCCGCTTTTGGTCTTCTTGCGGGCGCATATCCGAATCGTAAAGCCATTCGACCGGCACCCTAGCTAGCCGACCGCGTGGGTAGTCGTACGTTTTGTCGCCCTTCGACGTCGGGATAGATTCGGGGTTCGTCGGCAAGAAGACGCATTCGAAGATCGTGTCGTCGGGCGTAATCGGTAGCCACGGGTGCGCCTTGTACGTCGTAAGGTCGAAGTCTTCCGATTCGAAGTATTCGACCGCCGTGCCCCTTTGCCGCCGCACGTAAAGCGGTCGCCCTTGCACTAGGTCGATAACGACGTCGCCGCCTTTCACTTCGCGCGGGAAGCCGTCTAGTTTTTCTTGAAGTATGTCGCGTGGGTCGCGTGCCGATTCGTCGAAGTCTTTGTCGATCGCGCCGCTAGGTTCGTTACTCATTATCTGATTGGTCTTCGGGTTCGGTTTCGTATTCGATACTATCGACGACGTCTTCGTATTCGTGCGACGCCACGAATTCGACGTCTAATTCGAAGACGCTTACGTCGTCGACGCGGGCGCGGTGCCCGGTTTCGATCGCGTTTAGTGCGACGTCGCCCGTGCGTAGTCCTTCCGCCATACGTTCGAACGTATCCGCTAGGGCGTCGGTGTCGACGTCGAAGCCTTGTAGTCGTTTCATAGTGTCGTCGTCGCCGGTAGTGCGACGATCTAGCGGTATTCGCAAGGTGATAAAAGCGTGTCGCTATTCGACGTTTTAGTGTACCAAAAAATGCGGTCGGGCGCTACCCTATTCGCCGCCTTCGATCGCGTCGCCGACCAATTCGCGCCACGTTTGGTTAATCCGGTTCGCGTCACGGCTACAATCTTCGTGTAAGAATAGCCGTATGTCGTCGGCGACGTACCCACAATCTAGGCACGCGGCGAATAGGTGCCCGTCTTCCGGGTCGTCGACGAAGACCGTAACCGGCCCGTGGTCGTAAACGTCGGTGTACGGCCCGACGCCGTAATGACGGTCGACGTCGAAGTCGATCGACGGTGTCACGCCGACCACCCTTCGGGTTCGTCGACCGACCATTCGATCGACGGGTCTTCGTCGTCGGCGTCTTCCCACGTAGCGACGGCGATCGTGTCGCCGTGGTCGTAGGCTTCGGCGTCGATCGCGTCGTCGATCGTTTCCGCTAGATCGCTTACGCGCCGTTCGTGGTCGGCGGAAGACGAAAGGATAGCGCCGCCAATCGGAAGGGCGGCACCGCCTTGTTTCACGCGCCACGCGACGCCCGGCCCGACGGTTCGGGTTCGCCGTTCGATATGCACGATACGATATTCGATAACGAACGGGTCGTCGCCGTTCGTCGTGTCGTCGGTTTGGCTTCCCATAGTTGGCTTGCTACGATCGCCACGGTTAGACCGGGCGACCGGTCGCGGGTAATCCCCGCCGACATTCGTAATACGGCGCAAGGGGTAATAAATCCTTCCCCTTGCTATGGGTGGTCTAACACCGATACCTTTATGTGCCCTTGCGATAATGGTAGTGTATGGTGCGACAAAACGCGACCACGACCGAAGCGGCGATCTATCACACTACCTTCGACGCCGACGACCCGGCGTTCGAAACGGCCCGCGACCTTCGTATGGGGTACGAATGGGTCGAAGACGAATGCGACTTCGACGTCGCCGACACCTTCGCCGACGCGTACGACCACGCGGGCACCGTCGACGTCACCGTCGAACCCGACGGGTCGGGCGAAGCCGCCCGCGAAGCATACGAAGCGTGGGAAACCGGCGAAGGGCACGACCCGACGGAAACGCGTAGTATGTCGGTCGGCGACCTAATCCTAATCGACGGTACGGTTTGGTTCGTCGATAATATCGGCTTCGTCGCGGTCGATCTAGATCTAGACGACGAAGACGGCGACGCGGAAGACGACACCGACGACCGCGACTTCGAAGAAGGCGACGACGTCGTCGTCGACGACCACGCGTGCCCGGTTAACGGCGACGCGTGCGACGCCACGGGCGAATACCTACGCGACGAAGGCGATACGGGCGCGTGGGTCGACTTCGATTGTGGCGTGCGTACGATGGTCTTCAAGCCCGACGTGCGCCACGCCGACGCCGACGACGGCACCGACGACGACGGCGACGACGCCCTAGATCGCGGCGAATACTTCGGTATGACGTACGACCCGACGCCTTCCGACGCCGAAATAGCCGAAGCGTTCGGCGTCGAAGACGTCGACGACATTACCGACGATATGCTAGACGACGTCGATACCGACGTGCCCGACGCGCTTACCGACGTCGTCGATCTAGGCGACTACGCGACGGCGCACGGCGCGGCGAAGGCGGCGGGTCGGAAGATCGAAGCGATCGCCGAAGAATTCGGGCACGACCCGTCTATCGAAGTGACGGTCGAAAAGCGCGACGGGCGCGACGGCGAACGGTGGGTCGTGTCGTACCCGGCGGGCGACCACGATTGGGCCGTGCGCCTTACCGGTGGCGACGCCGTGTACGGCGGCACGCGCCCGCTTATCACGGGCTTCTATGACGCCGACGGGTGGTCGGTCGAATGCGGTAGCGGCACGATGTTAGAATTCTACCCGCGTGGGTAGTCTAACACCGATACACTTATTACACCTTCCGCCTAATACGTTAGTATGAACAAATACCAATCGGCGACGATTCAGATAGTCCTACTATTCGCGTGCGTCGGCGGCTTTTCCGCCGCCGTCTTCGTGGCGATCGCGTAAGCGACCCGCCGCTATACACTAGATCTAGGCCCGTGCCTAGCGCTTATCGACACGCGAACCCCCGCTTTCGCTACCGGAAGACCCGGTCGACCGTAGCGAATGCGTGTATATCGCGTACCGTAGGGCGTCGACCGCGTGGTCGTCGACGTCACTACCGCCGACGTCGTCTTCCGTGTACGACGCCATTTCTTTGATTAGGTTTTCGCACGATTCGTCGACTAGCAAGCCCGGCACGCCGTCGCCGTCGGTGCGAAGCCGGTACCGCACTTCGCTAATCCCGTCGTCGATCGACCCGGCACCCTTCTTCGCCTTGCCCGCCGACCACCCGGCTTTGCGGAATTTTTGAATGTCGCCGGGGTTATGTTCACAATAGACCGGCCCGGTCTTCGGCTTCGATTCTAACCAATACGTGTCGTGATTCGGCCCGCCGACTAGGTCTTCGACGTGCGTTTCCGACCGGTAAAATTCGTCGACGACGATGTACGAACCGTAAGCGGTCTTCGCTATCTCTAGCAAGACGCGCGGGTCTTCCCACCCGGCGTCGTATCCCCACATACGCCACGACGGTTCGACGGTCGTGTCGTATTCGCGTACGGTGCCGTCGTCTTCGACGTCGACGACGTGCGTGCCGCGACTAAAGCGCGAATAGACTTGCCCTTCCGGTGCTTCGAAAGCGCCGTGTAACGCTTGCGCGGCGATCTTCGACCCGCCGTGGGTGCGCCGTAGCCGCGCCCGGTCGTCTTCCCGAAGGAATGGGTTATTTTCCGACGACGCCCGAACGTTATAGACGCGCGACCCTAACGGTTCGCCGTTTTCGTCTTCGTGCTTTTCAAGCACCGACCACGCTTCGTTTAGACCATTCCCGGTCGTAGTCCATAGTTGGCACGCCGGGTCGCCTAGATCGAAGCGTTCGCTAATCGTCTTCCGAATCCCGTGTAAGCGGTCTTGCTTGTAGTGCGCCGGTTCGTCTAGCCACGCAAAACTAAACTTGCCGCCTTTGTACCGGTCGGGTTTGTCGGCACTAGCTAGGATTACGACACTATCGTTAAAAAGCACGATCGTACCGTCTTGCTTGCTAAACTTCTTTACAAGCGGGGAATTTTCCGGGTCGCCGTCGTACAAGAATGGGTCTAATTCTTCTTTCGACCCGCCCGGTAATTCTTCGAATAGCACGGGGTACGTCGTCTTCTTCGCTTCCCGGTACGACACGCCCATAGCAAGACACCGCGACGGTGCGAAGTCACGGTTAAGGGCTATTTCCCACGATAGCCGTGCGCCCGTCACCGACTTACCCGACCGGTAGCCCGCGACGAATCCGATAATGTCGTAATCGCCGGAATAGACGGCTTGTATGGCTTCCCTTTGCGGTTTCCAATAGGCCCATACGACGTCGATCGACCCGTCGTCTTGCCGAACGACCGCGCCTTCCGTACGTAATTGGTCGACGTCGGCTTGCGAAAGGTTCGCGTCGCCGGGTACGAAGATAGGCGTACCGTCGTCGGTCTTGAATGTCTGAAAGCCTTGCGTCGTCGTCGACATACGCCTAGATCGCGCCGCTTCCCGTTTAGGTGTTACCGTGCCCGACCATTCGTCGACGTCGTCACGGCCCGCGTGCTTACGCTACGGCGATCGCTACGCGGGCGACGCCGAAGACGACCACGAACGCGCCGCCCGAATACGCTACCTCTTTCCCGGCGTCGCGTAAGTGCGGGTTCGACACCTTCGCCTTGCCCGTGATTAGCAAGAAGGCGAAGCCGAATACTTCGACCCGCATAGTCACGGCGGCGACGATCGCTAGGAATGCGCCGACGGCTAACGCGTGCCATTCGCCCGCGTACGAAAGGAAACCGTCGTATTCGCTATCGTCTTCGCTTGCGTGGTCGGGTAAGTCGTCGGTCGACATACTAGTCTTTCGTCGCTTCTTCGACTTTATCCTTCGCGTCGTCGACGGCGGCTTCGACCCTATGCCAAAGCACGAAGACCGCGAAGAAGACCGCCGCCGCGATCGACCACCCGATAAGAAGGGCGACCGTGTCGCTTGCGATTAGGTTTAGCGTCTTTTCCACGACCTTACCGACGGCGGCACCGAATAAGATCGCGCCTAGCACGTCACGGCTAAATATTTCGTCGACGGCGTCGCGGGCCTTCGTATCCCCGACGAACGGAATAAACCGTTTCATACGCAAGGGTCTTCGTGCCACCCGCTTAGTGGTTTCCCGCGAAAACCCCGGTAGTTGTTTCCTAGATCTAGATCGCTTCCGGGTAGTGTAACACCGATACATTTATGTGCCCTTGCGATGATGGTAGTGTATGGTGCGACAAAACGCGACCGACGACGACCCGTACGACACCGACGACACGCCCGTTTCGATCTTCCGCGCCGGGTGGGAAGCCGATAAGCGGCTAGCCGAAGGTGGTCGCCTATGACGACCGACACCGCGACCGCCGCCGACGGGCGAACCTTTGGCGAATGGTGCGACGAAGACTTCGTCGGCGACGACGGCGCGGCGGCGTTCGACGTCACGACCGACACGACGGAAACGCTACGCGAACGGCACGCGTCGCACGCCCGGCGGCTTCGGGAAGGCGACGTCGACGACGATATGGTCGACTTCGAACGCGCGTACCTTGCCGCCGTTACCCGCGAATTGGCGTACCGACGTCGGCTTCGCGTCGTGCCCGCCGACTACGACGACGCCACGGAAGCCGCGATCGCGCTTCTTGAAGCCCGCGACGACGTCACGAAGGTAAGCGATTCGCTATGGCTTAACGTCGAATTCGATTCGGCGCACGTCGCGCTTTCGACGGTGCTTGCGCCGTTCGACTACGACACCCAAAGCGTCGACATTACGAACGACGGCGGGCTTCGGGTCGGTATCCGAATCCGCGACTTCGGCGACGGTGTCGATCGCGTGCGAAGTAAGCACTTCTTCGGCGAATACACGACGCCGAACGTGTCGGCGGCGGTTCTAAAAGACTAGTCGCCGTCGCCGCCTTCTTCCGACAATTCCGATACCTTCGCGTTTAGCATACCGATTAACTTCTTCCGGGGTTCGCGGTCTTCTTGCCTAGCTAGATCGACTTCGGCTTCGATATAGCGCCGGGCGCGGTCGGGCTTCCGAATCCCGCGCACTAACGCCTTAATCGTCGGGTCGTTTTTCGTCGCTAACATCTTGTACGCTTCATTCGGGTAGTCGCCCGACGACTTCCCGGTTTGGTGCGTCGACGGCATTATGCCCTATCCGCGTGCCCGCGTTCGTCGTCGTGTACGTGCCCGCATTCCGGGCATACCTTCTTTTCCTTCGGCCCGCCCGGTTGTGGCACTTGCCTTTGTTCAAGCCCGAACGCGCCGCACGCTTCGCATTCGCGTTCGAAGCCGGTCGACCCGCCACCGTGCCGAACCGTGGTCGGGTTATTGTCGCGGGTCTTCGATTCGTCTTCGGTGCTTCCGTGGGTCGGGTTATTGTCGCGTGGCATTCTAGATCTAGTCGTCGTATTCGTGGTCGGCGGGGTTTCGCGCGGCGGGCTTTACTTCCGACGGGTCGAACGGGTCGGGTTCGATCGCGTAGCCGCGTGCGATCGCCGTTCGAACGCACGCATAACAGTAACCCGACCGGTCGCCGGGTTCGTCGGCGTCGTCGAATTCGCTAACCGTACCGCACGCCGCCCGGAAGTGTACGCCGACTTCGTATTCGTCGCCGCCTAGGACTAACATAGAAGGCGGGTCGGTGGCGAACGA